CGGTTTTCGACGTCTTCGGCCTTGTTTCCAGTCACAAAGGCGCCGGATTTGAGCAAATCGCTCAGTTGATCCGCCACTTTCCTGTCCAACGGGTTCGCATGGAGCTGAGACATCACCGCATCGGTCATCTGCACCGATGAATCGACGCTTTTCGGTCCCATTGGGCTGAAATAGCCGTAAACATCGCCCTTTTCGCCCAGCTCCTTGACCAGATTGTCGATGCGCGTGGACGCGCCGGGCGCATTTGCCCACACCGCGCCCTTGTTTGGCTCGCGCATGTAGTCGTGACCGGCGTGCAGATCGACATCCCAGCCCAATTTCTTGCCGCCGATATGCGTCAAGCGACCAAGACGCGAGCGATCGCCGCCCAGATTGATCAAATGCGCGCCCTGATTGCGCTTCAGGAAGTCTTCCCACTCCAAATTCTTGACTGGCTTGGTGGTCACGCCCGGGATTGGGGCGACTGTGGACTGCATCTGGCCGATCGGCTGCTTGTCGCCTTTGAAATTCAAGTAGGACTGGCCCATGTCGCTGTCAAAATTGGGATGCACGGCGTGGGTTTTCTGCGCAATGTCGAGCGCCTGCCTGACCATGTCGGGGTTGGCGCTGGTCATCGACGGCGTATTTTTCAAATACTGCTGAACATCAGTGTCGCCTTTGCCGCCCCACAATTCGCTCGGCTGGAATATGCCGGACGACATCATGGCGTGCGTCATCTCGTGGCCAGCGAGCGGCGACTTTGGCGTCCATAGACCACCACTAGCGCCGCCGGTGGGCGCGGCAGGGGGAGGAGCGCCGGGAGCGCCTCCGCCGAGGTCGCGACCGATCCGCCCGCCATCCTTGGCGTGGCGCATGGCGTGCATCAGGTCTTGATGCGTGGTCTGCTCACCCGCCGCCTTATCCCAGATCGCATGATGGGCGAGGTGCTGGTAATAGGGCTCCAGCTCCTCGGGGATGCCCAGCTTCAGCGCGCGCTGCCGGGCGGCCAGTCGATCGACCGCCTGCTCTGCGCCGCCGACGCGCGACATCGGCTTGGTCGCCTCGCTGGTCGGCTTGCCGGTATTGAGGATGATCTGGCGCGCATCGAGCGTCGGCTGGTTGCCCATGCCCATCATCGAGCCGAGGAAGCCCGCCTTGGCGATGTTGACGCCCGGCACGCCCTTGATGAATTGCCGCCACATGGCCGGATTGGCGTCCTTGTGACGCGACGCCTGCACCATTTTGGAGACGTGGCCTTCCATGCCGGGCAGGTTTTCGGCCGCCCATTGCAGCCCCTTGCCTTCGGTGTCGTTCTGCTTGCCGAAGGGCCTGAACTTTTGCACGGCGTCGGCGATCGCGCCCGCATGCACCTTGCCGCGCTCGGCATGGTGCAAGTATTCCTGCCCCATCGGCGTGTGCAGCCACTCGCCCATCGCGCCTTCCGGCCGCAACGAGTCCACGCCTTCGGGCATCTGCCAGCCATTGGCCTCGAGCGTCCTGCGCGGCAGCGCGCCACGGCCCATCGAGGAGCGGGTGATCGCATATGCCTTGATCAGGTCGCGCGGCGTCAAGCCCTTGCTGGCGGCCTTGTCCGCCGTCTCGTTCATGAAATGACCGAAGTGCTGCACATGCGATGGAATCTCGCTCATATGGCCCAGATCGGCGTGGACGTCGGCCAGCGGACGCCATGGCATGTCGTGCAGCTTTTGCGCTGGTGCGTCCTGATAGCCGGACAGGTCGACCGGCGGCTTGATAACCTGCGGCGCCGGAGGCGTGATCAGCTGGCCGCCAGCATCGCGCGCGGCGCGCGGCGCGCGCGGCGGACTTGCGCCCTGCAAAGCCGCTGTCTGGTGCAGGCTCGGGTGCAGCTGGCTGGGATCCATCTCATGCAGGCGCGGCAAATCAGGCTGTGCGCCCTGCTGCATATTGAGCGCCTTGACTTCGTCGTCACCCAGCACCCGGTTGACCTTCATGCCGCCGGAAATCATCCAGCTGTCCGGATTATTGGGGTTGGTGGTGTAATTGTAAGTTCCGCCGTGCGGCACCCGATCGGTAATGTGTGCAGTGGACGGATCGGGCTGGCCGTTGGCCATGGTCCGGGCATTGGCGTTGGCCTCAGACTGGACGTCCACGTCTGCCGGGTGTTCGACTTCGGCCCAGACATGCTCATAGGGCCGGTAGTTGACCGCGTGGCTCTTGTTCTTGGTCGATATGCCGCCGATGTGACTGGCGCGCGGCGCGGTGCCTGAGTGCCAGCCGGGCCGGAACGCCAGCTCGCCGAGACTGGACTGCACGCCGCCCTTCTCGCCCGGCTTGCCCTCTTCAGCCGCCAGCCATTTGCCGATCGGCACCTCGCGCGTGCGATGAACAAACAGGGGGTAAAGCTTGCCGTTCTTCAGGCGGCGAAACAATTTGTAGGACTTGATCGTTTTTTGCGGCGTCGGAGCCTCTTCCCACTCGCCCGCCTTGTTGATCTTGCCGCCGTCCTTGTAGCCGGTGCGGTCATCGCCCTCGACTTCATCGTTCTGGTTGTGAACGGCGTGCGCCGTCATCAGCGCCGAGCGGATGGCCTTGCCGGAATCATTTGCCATCGCTCTTGCCTTTCGAGCTGGCGGCGGATTTCGGCCGCGCCTTGGCGACTTTGACCGCGGTGTCTCGCCTCACCGTCTCGAGCCTGTGTTCGTGCGCGTGGTCCTGCTGCTGCATGTTGCGCTCGTGTTGATGGGCCACGCCTTCCATCGCCATGGTGCGGTGGTCCTCGGCCTTTTTCATCATCACTTCCTTGGCCAGACTGATCGCGCTCTCCTTGGCCTTGGCGTGCTGCTCCTCCTGCGCTCGAGCATCGTCGAGCGCAGTGTCGGCCGTTTTCAAATGCAGCTCCTTGGCGCGGGTGTCGGCGTTCTGCAATTCGGCCTGCGCCTTGGCCTGCGCGATCGTCATCTGGTGCTGCGCCGTCGCCTGCCCAGTCTCGGCCTTCATGCGCTCGGTGTCGGCCAGATGCTTGTCCACTTCGGTGTCGACCTGCCCGCCACCGGCGAGACCCTGCCCCTGCGCCTCTGCAATCAGACTCTGGCTCTTGGCGTCGGCCACTTTGGCGTCGGCCTGCGCCTTGATCATGCTGGCCTGCGCCTGCGTCGATTTGGCCTGCGTCTCGGCCTGCTGCTTGAGCAGCTCGGGCGGCGGCTTGGCCTGCGCCTCCGGCGGCGCCATGAATTGCTGCGGGTTGGAGAAGCCGAGCGCCTGAATCGCCGCGGTGTCGATCGCGATTGGATCATACAGGCTGGGGTTTTGCTGCTGGAGCTGCTTGAGCGCCATCAGCTTCATGATGCGCTGGGCGTAGCTCGATGTGTTGGGGTCGGCCTGCGGCGTCAGCTCGTGATTGTCGAGCGCGGCGCGGAAAGTCTGCTCATCCCACTTGGCCGCAGGGCTCTTGTTCGACCGCCAGAATGCTTCCGGATTCTCCTTGAAGCAGCGCACCAGCAGGCGAAATTCCTGCGCTTGGGCTGAGTGCATGCGCTTGTGGACCGCGTTCAGCACCTTGGTCGCCTGCTCGATCAGCGCCAAAATGGTGCCGACCGGAATGTCGGCCCGGCCCTCGCCGACTGGCAGCTCAGCGGTGCCGCCGACGCGCTGGCCGGTCTGCACCATGTTGTCGATCAGCTGCATCAAGGCTTGGCTGGGCGGCTGGTACGGCAGCGCCATGATGGCCTGATTGATCGGCAGGCCGCCGGTTTTGACCAGCGCGCCGCCGCCGGGCGGCACGCGAAATATGTTGGTGTTCTGGCGCGCACCGGTGTCGGCCATCAGAAAGCCGGGGAAGCTGGCGAACATGCCCGCGTCTAGCATTTCGCGCCAGCCTGCCGTGCTCGCGTTGGTGGTGTTGCCGAGGATGTGCAGCAGGCCGATGTCATAGAAGCCGAAGCCCGGCACGTAGACGTATTTGACGAAATTCTCGCGCGCCACCGGCAATTTCTTGGTGTTTTCGTCATAATTGCGGGTGATCGACAGGATCTTCTTGCTCGATAGGTCGATCGTGACGCGGTATGGAATTTCGAGGCCGCTTTCCTTGCCCTTGTGCTTGTGCTCGTAGCCTTTGAGGTCCAGCTCGCAATAGATTTCATAGATTTCGCGGTCGCGATCGTCCGGCCGCATGCTGCTCGGCTGCACGCCTTGCTGCTTGTTGGCCTCTTCCTTGGCGGCGTCGAGCTGGGGCTGCAGCGGCGTCATCAGGTCGACGTCGGCGTAGGCGCCGATGATCTGCATGCGCTTGACCGTCGACGGCTTCATCATCGACCGGTGTGTGATGCGCTTGGCGTTGGCCAGATCGGTGCAGCTGTCGTTGACGATCAGGTCATTGGCGTCGACCGACTCGCTGACCGGCCGGTTGCGCAATGGGCAGTTGTAGACTTTCTTGAAGGCGGTGCCGCCGAAGCCCAGCAGCAGGAACATCTTGTCGGTGTCAGGGTAATACTCTGTCGCCGTGATGGTCAGGTAGTGGTTGAGGTCTTTTTCGAGAGCTGTCGCTTGCGCATCCGCCTGCAACTCGGTGCCGCTCGAGCTGTCGTCTCGGATCTTGACGGGACCATCGGTCGGCAGCATTTCCGATCGGGCGTTGGCTTGGAATCGTAGGACTGCTTCCTGCAAGAGTGGATGTCTAACCTTGGACATGCCTTCGACCGGAGCGCCATCGGTCGAGCCGGAAACATTGGGCAGCTCGATCTTGAGCCCAAGCAGCCGGATGCCTTGAGCCCGCTCTTCAATCCAGTCGTTTCGGCTTTGCAGGTCATCGTCGACGCCTCGCAGCAGCTCATCCGATATGCGCGCCAGCTCCTCGTCGTCGATCTTATCGACCAGATTGTCGAACCAGCCCTCCGGACCGTTGTCTGGGCTCGGCAGGAGCGATTTGCCGTCGAGGCTGATAGTGACCGAGCCGTCGCTGTGCTCGATGCGGATGACGGCCTTGGGGTCGTCGCGATCGGAGGTGTTGTCCGCGCCGCTGTCGTCGTGTTTAATTGATACGCCGGGCGAAATAGCCCCAGCCACGCCGCCATTGGTCACGCGGAGATTGGGGCTCAGCCCGGGCACGAGTGGCATGGCGCATCCTCAATCGAAGGAATAGGCCGCGACTATACGCTCAGATCGGGCCCCGGATCAAATTCAGCCTCAAATTTGCGCAATCCCTCGCGAGCGGCCTCGTCGTCGGTCTCGGCGACGACGGTGTATTCGCCCCTAAGATCATGAGATGGGTCTGAAACGTGAACGCGCCACAAATGCGACGGCTTGCCGCCGAGCGCGACGTTGTCGACCGTAGCTTGAGCCCTGATCATTTGAACAGGCCCTTGCACGCCCAGAAAACGGTCAGCTCGAGGCTGGTCATGGCGAGCGACGCTTCGCGGCTTTGTGGCGCGCGGTTCATCAGCTCCTCCAGCTCGGCCGCCTTGTCCTTGATGGCGTCGGTCAGCTCGATAACTTCGTCCGATTGCGCCTTGTAACGCTTGGCGAAGCGGCCCGGTTTGGTGTGGGCGCCGCCTTGACGCGCGTCTGCTGGACCGTCGAACAGATCCTTGGTCTGCTTTTCGTTCTCGTCGTGCCATTGCCAGCCGTACAAGTCGCCGTAAACGTATTCGCCCTGCAATCCGTCGTTATTTGACGCCAGCAGAAACTTTCTCGGCTTGTCGTGGGTCAGGCCCTTGCCGTCGAGCGGTCCGCCGGTGCAGACGCCATTGTAGATTTCAGTCATCTCGCAGCCATCCCAGATCCATTCGTCCTTGTTGTGCCGGTAGAAGCCCATTGACTTGGCTGGCGCCAGCAATTCATGCGTCGGCAAGTGGTTGGCGTACCGCAGGCCGTGCCACGGTCCGCCAACGCACCTGCCGACATAAGTCATGTTGCGTGAATCTCCACGAAGTGCCAGAAGCCGACCCCATCATTGCAATATTCGCCGCCGGGGCATGGCGTAAAGCGAGTTGGAAAGGCCAAAAACTGGCCTTTCCATGGCCCGTCGTAGCAAATGCCGACGAAGGCCGTTGTGGTCATCCGATAATCCGCCAATCATGGGCGCTGACGTCATCGGGCGAGGCTTGCCAGCCGAGCTGCAAGTCGCCGCCGGAAT